CTCGGAACTTCGATCCTCCCACCGGGTTTCTTCTACGTCTCCGGCGACTACACCGGTGCCACGGACAACCTCCATCCGGGGGTTTCGGAACTGGTCGGCCACACCTTGGGTGACGCCCTCGGTCTGAAGTACGACCTCATGGACCTTTTTCTACGAGCCCTCACCGGCCACGTCCTGATCTCCCCGTCTGGGGAGTCCAAGACACAGCGCTGGGGCCAGCTCATGGGATCAAACGTCTCCTTCCCTGTCCTTTGCATCGCTAACCTCTCTCTCTCGATTATGGCCCTTCGCCGTGCCGAGAAGACCCTGGACCGGGCCCTCGCCTCGTCCATCCCGCGTCGCTTCCGTGGTCGGAGAGTGGGTTCCTCCGGAATCCTCGTAAATGGTGACGACATCGGCTTCATCGCCTGTGACGCCGCCTATTCCGAGTGGTCTCGGGTGACCTCGCTCTTCGGTCTAAGCCCCTCTGTCGGGAAAAATTTCAGATCACGGGACTTCATCCAACTCAACTCCCAGATGTTCCGTGTCGACCTGGCTCCCTACGATATCCTCGGCCTCCTGGCCTCGGAGATAAATGGCCTTCCGCCGTTCCTCCAGGCCCAATTGGCCCCGGCTCTCGTCCGCCCTCGTCGCTTCTGGAAGCGGATCCCATCCGCCTCCCTTGCCGTCCTCTGTCCCCCTCGACCTGTGACGGCCTCGGAGTTCTTCCTCGACGCCCCCTCCTGGCAGGAGACTTTCCTTTCTTCAGCTGAGGGTGCTGAGGCCGACCGCCTCAATAGCATCTTCCTCGATGTCTGGTCGAGCTTCCTCAAGCTCCTACCGACGGGTCTGATGACCTGGTTCGTCCCCCGCCTGTTGGGTGGGTTTGGCCTCCGTTCTACACGTCCTTTTACTATGAACGAGGCCCAGAAGCACATCGCTGCCTATCTCCGGGACAACACGTCCCCGGAGTCCATGCGCCTCTCCCGTCTCAGGTGGGACACCCCTGACGCGACTACCACGACTCGCCTCGCCTCGGACTATGTCGTCCGGGAACTGGCGGGTCTCGGTCTCGTCCACTGGGGTCACATCACGGGAGAGACGCCTGAGCTTGACACGACCGTCCTGGAGCAGGCACTAGTCCTCTCCGGCTACGGTCGGCCCGTCCTCGGAGAGTGTCCACCTCCGAGGAAGATCCATGGCTGGGGGCTGTCTCCCTCCCTTACGGCCCGCTGGTCGGCGCCCCGAGCGCGACCCGCCGACTGGGAGGAGACAACCCAAGAGGGGGAGGGGGGGGCCGAAGAAGCCTCCCCTCCCCCGGAGGGGGATCGGTCCGACGGTGACCGATCCCCGATGGTGCCACCTCCGGTGGAGTCTACGAGCTGGTTCCGCTCGTCCGTCCGACTCCTCCGGAAGGCCGCCGCCTCCACCTCCCGCGCGATGCAGGAGGGGGATGTAGTGGCCTGGCGTCCTTCGCCGATCGGTTGGGTCTGGGCTCCGGGCTTTGTTCCGCGCGAGCTCCCCCAGATCCGGGTTCGGGTCCGCGACCTCCGTGTCGCCACCCCTGCTCCCATCTCCGATCAACTCCACTCTCTTGAGGTCACCTCGTTGTCTACGAGGGGACCCCTGGCCATCCTCTCTCTCGCTCCTCGTCCCGATGATTTGTGGGACAACGGGTTGGGGCTCGACGCCCTCTTCCCGGAGGAGTTGGATTGAGGTCCGTCCACCTTGCGGCGGACAATCACCATCTGAAACTCAAGTGCCCGAT